AAGCTAGATAATATAAAGCAAAAGGTTATGGAGAACAGTCTTGACCAGCAAGCGATAGGCTTTGGTGTTGAGCAGGCGGCGCTAAATGTAAGAAGCGCCACCCTCGCCCAGACACAAAACGACTTGGAAATATTACGTTTAATGAATTTAGACGTCAAGGGAAAGAAAGAAATAGATGCTCTTGAAGTCGCTAGAGCCAATGTAGCACTATTATTCTCTGAAATTGATATACAAACAAAGCTACTAGAGATAGCCGAAATGCAATTGCAAACTAGAAAGCGAGAGGCAGACATTAAAAAGGCTAGTCTACTTCTAGATTTGCAACAAGCTAGCTCCAGCGGGGCTATTGGTCAAGCAGCGGACGATAAAAATGCAGCTATTTCTGCCGCTCGGAAGAACGCAGAAGCTGCGGAATTACAAAGAAAAGCGGCGGCAGGAGTCGATTCCCAAGGAAAAGACTTAACGAAAACAGAGATTGATAACTTAAATACAGAAGCCAACATTAAAATTATAGACGGAGAGAGAATTGTTAAGATGGCTAGTGCGGGTTACAAGGCAGCCGTTATGATGCAGACTTCAATAGAGAGTGCCTTCGAAAAAGGACTAACAAGTATTTTTGATGGAGGTAGTGTAAAAGACACATTCTTAAACTTCATCTATGACGTGTCAAAAGCTTTGCAGAGTGCTATGATAACTGCCATGACGAACGCGTTTATGCAGGCTTCGGGCCTTAATCAAATAGCAGAAGGCGGCGGGAAGTTACTAGGAGGGCTAGTTAGTGCGGCACTAGGCACTTTCTTTCCAGGAATGGGAACAGCAGGAACAGCAGGAACAGAGGCGGGTTTTGCAGGAGGCCAAGTTGTGGTACCCCCTCCTTCATCTTTTGCGAGTGTGGGCCCTTCTTTCGGAGCAAATGGTGTATATGGAACAGCTAGATACGGGGGCGTAATGTTGCCTCCCTTCTCTTCTGGAGGAATAGCAAAAGGTAGAAATAGCGGGTACCCTGTAACACTGCATGGAACAGAAGCAGTAGTGCCTTTACCTGACGGTAAAAAAATACCTGTAAAAATGGAAGGTGGCCAAGGTAACATAAATAACGTGGCAGTAAGTGTAAGCATAGACTCTTCTGGAAAAGCAGAAACATCTATTCAAGGACCTACCTCTGAAGAACAAGGTAAACAATTTGGAGAAGTATTAGCTAGGGCAATACAGAATGAAATGATCGTCCAGGCAAGAGAGGGAGGCCTACTTAGTAGGAGATAATTATGGCACTAGGATTTATAATACCGAGCGCAGAATCGTACAACGGCACAGGGGGAGATATCCAGGTATTACCCGATAATGTTATGAGCAGGTCTAGTAGCCCTGTTAAATTAATGGTTGAATTCGGAGACGGGTATGAACAACGTGCTGTAAAAGGTATAAACCCTATCAAGGAAACTCTTACTGTATCCTTTAATAATAGACAGAAGTCTGAAATAGATGATATAGTCTCTTTCTTCGAGGCTAGGTTAGGGGTAACGAAGTTTGTATTTAAGGTTCCAGATACTAATAGTGGTGGGAATGAAAAGAGTATAAATGTAGTTTGTGAGAACTATAGTACAACCTATAATAATGCTAATTTTTATAGCTGTAGTTCAACTTTTAGAAGGGTTTATGAAGCATGACAAATGTAATTGCAACAGATGCAGCCAAATTAGAATTAGATAATGTACTATATTTCTTTGATATAGAGGTTAATTCTAATTCTTCTTTAAGATACCACCCAGGCGTAAAAGCTAATTTAGCTAATGTTCTTTGGTATGATTATAATAGCCCCTACGCCCAAGTGACTTATAAAGCTATGCCTATCGAAATGGATGGTGAAGAAAGAATTTCTATGGGCTCTGCAAAAAGACCTAGTCTTAGGATAGGTATAGTAGCTACTACTTTTGCTGCGGACCTACAAGCTTTGAATGTGAACTCCTTCGATGAATTAGTAGGTAGAAAAGTAACTAGGCGTATAACTCTACAAAAGTATATTAACGCAGGAAGCTCAGACTCAGGTAGTGGTACTGCTCCAATAGAGTTACCAAAAGTTAGTTACCTTATAGAAAACATAACACAGCAAAATTCTAGAGAAGTAGTGTTTGAGTTAGCTACCCCGTTTGATACTCAAGGGATCCTTATACCCCATAGAAAAGCTACTGCTAACTTATGCACCTGGATATATCAAGGAGTAGATACACCTTCTGTTGGAGGGGAGTATTCAGCTTGTTATTGGTCAAATGTAGGAACCTGGGTTTTAGAAGGAAACACGCATAAGGTATACTTTAATAGTGAAGATGAGCCTATAATTCCGAGTACTACTTCCTTTCAAGCATGGCAGGCCAGCATTGCTATAACTAAAGATGCCTTTTATAGCCACACGGAAAGTAATGTTAAAAGGATAAATGCTAATGGCACCCTTACTAATGTCAGCGTATCTACATACTGGCAAGCCACAACTAGTGTTACTTCATCAGATAATAATGCCCAAAATCAGCCTTCTAAAACAAACACTAACTTTAGGCCTATTAGGGTTTACTCTACGTACGCAAATGGTACTCAGTATTTATCTTATGTTGATAACTCACATAGCCAGTACGTTATATCCGCAAATAAAGTTTGGAAGAACGCTTCTACCTCAACAGGAGAAACACCTGGTTTTAGTGCTTTTTGGAATATTGGGGATGTTTGTGGTAAAAAGTTAAACTCTTGCGCTTCCAGATTTGCATTCAAGCCTGTAGCAGAAGGGTCCTCCAACCAGCTTCCCAGTGTAGATAAAGACACTAGTAAGGTATTGCCTTTTGGAGGGTTTCCAGGCCTAGGGAAAAAACACTTACGATGATAGACTTAGTAGAAAGTATTAAAGAGCACTTTGACTCAGAATACCCTTTTGAGGGCTGCGGCATAGTTATAGACAAAGGGGATAATGACTTACACTGGGTACCCAGTACTAATGTCTCGGAAGACCCTGAACATTCTTTTGAAATAGAAGAGGACGTGTTCGTACATAACTTAATATACTCAAATATAGTTGCGATAGTACATGACCATATAGACTCTGATAGTAAGCCTAGCGTTGTAGATATAGAAGCGTGTAAAGCCCTAAGGATTCCCTACTGGATATTCAGCTATCCTAAAATGAAACTAACAGTTGTGTACCCGGAGAGCTAGAGTGAAAAGAACTATATATTTTACAGGGGAATTAAAGGAGAAGTTTGGAAAAAGTATAGTACTTGATTCAGACAGCCTTAGGGATGTTATAAGAGGGATAGGGGCGAATAGACCAGACTTCCGCGCTTACATCATAGACCTAATGGAAAGAGGCCTAGATTTACGAGTTTATAATGCAGGTAAATTTATAGGAAACGAGGACGGCCCTATATTTCCTTTAATAGACGGGGATGTTATATTAAGTGTGGCACCTGCAGGGGAAGGTTGGTTCGGTAAGCTTCTTGGAGGAATAGCCTTAGTCGCCTTCGGCGTATTTACAGGAGGCTTGGGATTTGCAGGAGCAGCATTCTTAGGGCAGGCAATTACAGGTATTGGTATCCAGATAGCTATGTCAGGAATCATGGAAGCATTAGCGCCTGAGGTTGCTACTGAAGAGAACCCCGAGGAGGCCTATCTCTTTCAAGGCCCAAGTAACAAGTTTTTATCAGGATCGCCCATTCCTATTCTATACGGAGAGCTAAGAGTAGGAGGTCTACCTATAAACTTACAAACAGTAGCCTCCCCGTTTGATGGGACTGAAACAGAGATAGACTCTCTAGGCAATATTTATGCACATAGGATATAAAACATGGGAAGCTTAAAAACACTAAAAGAAACAATGCAAGACCGGGAGGCGTTTGCGAGATCACTGGCCAACTCCAATTTAGGTGTACTACGTAGCGATGACTCCAGAACTACTGTGTCGGTGTGGGATGCTATATGTGAAGGGCCTATAGAGGGTTTAGTCGATGGCAATGCTTCTGTGTTTTTAAATAATGACCCTATGGTAGAAGCCAACTCTGAAACTTACGTATCGAATAGTCATGTAGCTAGAAATTCTTCTACTATAGCTCTAACTAATGGTAGTAAAAACGCTGTAATTAGTCCCGCCACTGCTAATATCGCAAGTTATGTAGGTAAAGTCATATTACTACACGGTACAACGACAGCAACTGGAATATCAGGCGCTATAGGCTCTACAGCTCTTACTATTTCGGGAGGTATAGAAAATATAACATCTCCTACTCAACATGTCTACTCTCACCGTATACATATAGCAGGAGCTAATAAAGACGGGTCGGATTTTGTAGCTAAAGTTAGAACCTATAATAGTACAACGTCTGTACTATTAGATAGACCTTTACAACAAACTATTTCAGGTAAGACAGCTATCCTAGATAAAGTTTTAGGCCCCGTAGCAACTGCGTCTGGGACACAAAACCTTGCTATTACTATGGCTAACTGGGCGTATACTACAGGTAGCTACTCTTTTTCCCTGTTGTCCCCCGCCTGGACTAGTGTGGGTACGCGCTTAGATGCGTTTGGAGATACTAAAAAAACCCAAAGGGGTACCCTACAGTTTAGAACAGGGCATTCCGTACAAGAACCTATTAAAGAAATCGGAGACCTACAAGGCTCTTCTATTGCTAGAACTTCTGGAGTTAATACACCTCTTGAGTTAGTAGCTCCCTATAAGCAGCTTATACCGGTTTATTCTCGTGCACGTAAAAACGCAGATTATACAAATGAGGCAGGTACTGCCAATCCAAGTGTGTTTACTAGTGTCGGTACTGGAACAGGAGGCTTGGGGCTAGCTAACTCTAAGGAAGTTGATGAACTAGTACTTAACTTTCAGTACCAGTCCCTATTCTCTCAGCACTATGAAAGCGGTGAAAAAACTGCAGCTTACGCAGCTTATGAACTAGTATTTAAATATACAAGAGGTAGTGTAGAAACCAGCGTTACTTTACCTATAGTGGAACACACCGGTAAGGCTATTCAAGGATTTTCTGTAGATACTAGAATAAACTTAGAAAGCTACCAGCCTTTTGACTCCTTTAAGATACAAGTGTCTAGGATAACTGCAAGCACGGGAATGGCCTACAAATCTAGCACATGGAAACAAAATCCCCTTGGAAAATATACAAGTAATAATAGGCCTTATGATTCTAAGGGCTACATAATTCAGGCTAAGTCTAAGTTAAATACTATTACTTCTATTATAAAGTATAAATTAAGCTATCCTTATACAGCATACAGTGCTGTAACTTTTGATTCCAAGGCGTACCCAAATATACCTACTAGGTCTTACCATTTGCGCGGCAAGTTAGTAAAAGTACCCGCGAATTATATTACTAGGGAAGAGGCCTCTGACGGAGTAGCTATTTATAATAGGGAATCTAATGGTGCTGTAAATGCCAACTATCAGGACTGGGATGGAACTTTTAGAAACCAAGTTTACACTAATAACCCTGCGTGGATTTTATACGATTTACTAGAGAGTAAAAGGTATGGGCTAGGTAGGTTTTCAGACAGTGTGGATAAGTGGTCGTTTTACCGAGTAGGCTTGTATTGTGACGAGTTAGTAGATGATGGTAAAGGGGGTCTAGAACCACGCTACACTTGTAACCTGTACCTTGGTAAAGCCACTTCTGCTAGAAAGGTTATAAGCGATTTAGCTACTACCTTTATAGGTATTTTACATTGGTTAGATGGGGAAATATACCTAACCAACGATAAGCCCTCTAGTCCTGTGTACGCTTTCGGAAATAGTAATATCATAAGGGACACCATTAACTATGCAACTACAGATTTCAAAAAGCGTCCTAATCAATATGTAGTAATATATAATAACCCAAAGTTAGACTATCAGCAAGACTATGTATTAGTTGAAGACACAGCAGATATACTAGAAAGGGGTATAGTACTTAGTAAGGATACTGTAGCTTTTGGGTGTACCTCAGAGGGGCAAGCCGAAAGGTTTGGAAGGTGGAAACTATTTACTTCTAAGCTACAAACAGAAACTCTATCTTTTTCTACTTCTGTAAATGCTTCGTTTTTAAATCCGGGGGACACTATAACAGTTCAGGACGCGGATAGACAGAATAAACAATTATCGGGAAGAATTGCATCGTCAGGTACAGTAAGTACTACTGTTATTAGTCTAGATAGAAATGTAGTCTTGTTGAATAATCACGCCTATACTTTGAATGTAATGTTTTTTACTCCCGCAGCAATATTAGTTGATGAGTCGGCAACAATTAACTCTGTAGACTATGTTAGGGGTGATGTAATATTAACGGATAATAGTGGAACTGCATTAACTGAAGTATCTGTGAATAACTTAAGAGACACTAATGATAGTAATCGAAATGTAACTGTAGACTGGAACCCTAATAATCATGTACAGTCTAAGCCTGTTTCTACGGGAGTAGGTAGTACAAACATCGTTACAGTTTCTTCTGCCTTCAGTGCTGCTCCGAATAGGGAGACTATGTGGTCACTAACTTCTAGAAATAATAATATAATACAAGGAGGTTCAAGTAAAGTATTTAGAGTATATAGCGTGGTACAAGAAGAAGGACTAACATGGTCGATAACTGCAACAGAACATAGTAATCAGAAGTATAAGGCTATAGAAAGTAATTTTAACTTAGTAAAGGTAGATTTAGATTTTGTAGGGGCTCTTAGTACGGACCTAATACCCACAGTGCAAAACTTATCATTATCATTAGAAAGTAAGTAAGGAGAGAATAAAAGTGTCAACAATAGATAATAGTGTTACAGTATCCTGGGATCCCCCTATAAGCGAAAGCGGGGCTTTAGCCGTATATGGAAGCCTAGCAAGCTATGAAATTCAACATAAGGTAGACGGCTACCCGCAACCTCTAAAGGTAGACGGAGAACTAACTAGTTTTACTTTTGAAGATATAGCTCCAGGAACGTATGATATTGCTATAAGGGTTGTAAACGTATTTGGAAAAGTATCTCCTTACATATCAAAAACTATAACGGTAGCGGGCTCCTCGGATGCTCTTAGAACTATACTAAATATTCCTACAGGTGGGACTATAAATGTAGGAATGTTTTTAGACGTAGGAACTCCGGGACTATTAAAGTTTACAGACGACGACTACAACTACATACCTCCAAGCGGAGACCCGCAAGAATCAGTAGTTATAGTTAATGGGACTAC